ACACCTCTATACTATCCAGCTTGGCCCGGTAGCCCGATACATAAGCCGTATAAAGGCTGTCTTTGTAGATTTTCTGCGTAATAGGCAAATACACCGTGTCCCGAACCGTATCACCCGGTACAGGGACGGGAACAACGAACGGGAACGAATCTACAACGCTTTCATAAACCGGAACGGGCACTGTGTCCCGAACCGTATCAATACGATTTGTAATGATCGTGTCTCTGATTACTCCGCCCGGTGCGTGTTCCACCCTTGCCGGACGGAACACAATAAACAGGATAAGAACTGCAATAACGATATAAGGTAGATATTTCATAGCTTCAGTACTTGTTTTCTGTTTCTACCTTCACGGAATGATACGTGAACCCAACTAAAATCACGTTCGTCTATCAATTGATCGAAAGGCAATTCCAGCCGGATGATCTCAAAGAGTTTCCGGTTTTCCTCCTTACTTCCTACCGTAATATCAGCCGCCTCGCCTATTCGGTGTTGACTGGATGTCGCACCGTTAACGCTCCGATTGAGAATAGCACTTCGATAACCGGAACTTAGCCGGATAGGCTTGCCGTATTTTTCCCGAAGCTGGTCGAGAATATTCTCAACCAGCTTTATTAAATTGTGAATAGCTTCGGCCGTTGGGTAATTGTCGATTCCACGCGCTACGGCCGTATCGCTGTGGCTAAGTTCTTTGATTGTAAAATACTTCATTTTGTTGCCTCCTTCTGATAATTAGTTAAAAACGGTATGTGCTTGATAAACTCGACGCTAACGACGTAATACAGGAACGATACAACTTTATAGAATGCAGTTCCGGACGTAGCCATTAGTTTCAAATTGCGTAGAATATTCACGCCATAAAAGTAGAATATTGAGTAAGTTATAAACGATACGCATTGTAAGGCCCCGTCCGGATTTCCTTTGTGATCGCCGATAAAGTAAATAGCGGCTACGAGCAGAAAAAATACCATCGCTTCAATGATGCACCGGAATGCCTTCTTTAAACTGAAACTTTCATTATTGGCCAGCAGGCCGGCGGCCAGACCAAACAGGAAGTTAAAGAAGAAAAGAGCAACAAGACTTTTAATATCTCCGCTGATCGGGTTTAAGTAGGCTGCTAACCCGGTTAGCAAACCTACAAATAGATTTTTCATGTAGTCAATCATCGTGTTTTACTTTTGTTTTATTTAGTGGTTTTCTTTGAGGACACCGCCGGAGTGATCGTTTGCTTAACTTCTGCCGTGATCTGATCGAATACTTCAAAGTGCGCTGCAACATTCTCCGACTCCGGAAGAGACATTTGTTTGCTGCCCGATTCTAACAGCAAATACCCGATATACCGCCCGGAGGTTACGGGTTGCTTACCTGTAGGGGTGTCAATCTCTTCCGTGACCGTTTTAATGATTTCACAATGAAGGCGGCTGAGATTATCGTTATTGACACTGTAGTTTACATTGTACTGATAATCTCCTGAAACGGCTTTACCGTTTACTTGAACTGTTCTTGATTCTTCTTGAAACATAATTTATTGATTTTGAGAGTTAATAATTACTTTGTCTAATTCATTATAAATAGCGGTTTTCACCACTGCGAGTATCGGAGCCGGATCAACGTAATTTCGAATGATATTTGCACCTTGTTCGTCAACTTCAACTTCACCTTCTTTATATATCCGTTGGGCAAACTCCAATTCACCCAAATCGGGTGTATTACAGTAAATAGCGTTTCCTACTGTTTTAGCTACGTCGAACTCTTTAATTTCTCCGTCAATAGCTGTTTTTACTTTAATTCTTCTAAAATTGATTTTCATATTCTATTTCTTTTGAATTTATTATTGCAATCTGCGCTCACAATGGGCATTTACCAAACATTGCGACCTACAACGAACACACGGAATGGACAATCACGGGGCCCGTTGTTTGCGTCAAGCATTAAAACCTCAAAATAAGAGTTGTTTTGTGTCTCTACCTGACCGAATACCCAGCCATACCCCCCTAAGCCTTGTACTAAAACAGCGTACTGCAGATGCTTCAAACTGTGGTATATCCTGTATTTTCCAGTAGCTATTTTCTGTGCACTGGTTAAGGTGCACCCGTTGCCCCATTCATTAGTGACTGTACCCGCTTGATATACATATCCGGTACACAGCATTCCGGGAGCGTTCCACTTTTCACCGCCCCTTTGGGCGAAAATATGGCTTCCATACGATTCTATCGAATTTGCAGTGCCTGCGTTAGCTAAACATCTTAGAGCAAAACCGGAACTTCCGTATGATTCAATACTTAGACCACTGTAGTTGTCGTTTCGTATGGACATCAATGCTGTGCGTGAAGTTGTAGGGCTGTCCCCCTCTTCGTTAATACGAAGGAATTTATTACCGGACATGTTTAACAGGATCTTAGCCTGCGAATTGCTTGCCGAAACAAGAGAGCCTCCCGATATATTCCAGGCACCGATCTTTGCACCATCAGTTACCGTAAGGTTTCCGGTTGTGATCCTCTGTGCTGAAAATGCCTGTGCCACCACTTCCGCCGCTTCAATCACATTGGCAGACAGTTTGCCGCTTGCATTGATGGCGGCTGTCTGTTGACCTGTGTTATTTTGGAATAGCAGGTTATCGGCTTTCAGAATGATTTTTCGGGACGTGATGTTGATTCCGGTTTCGACTAAGCCGTTTTGGGTGGCGGTGACACGACCGTCTGCGGCTTCGGCTTTGTTATTGGCTGTGCCTGCTAAGGAATTGGCGGAATTTGCCGCTTGTTCTACTACGCTTAATTTTGCGTGGTCTGAACTTAGAGTTAACTCAGCCGCACTTAATCGCCTACCTTGATCGTCCACTTTGTTTGCAGTTAAAGCTATGCTTTCCTGCGTCTGCTTTATTTCGGTATAGTATCCGTATGTGCGGACGGGTTCAGTTCCATCGGTGCGAACGGGGAACGATGTATTATACGAACCGTGATAATCGGTTTGATAAACGTTGATTACGTTTGGGTCAATAGTATCATCTACTGTTACGTCATACATAGAACCGCCCCTAATACCCATTCTACACGTAGACGTTTCAGTTATTTGTCCCAAATCAACAACTATCTTTGCACCCGCAGAAGTCCATGCTTTAGTATAGTCAAAGATATTGGTTACTGCTGGTAACGAACCCCAACCCGAACCGGACATCTCAAACGTTAAGTTCATAGAAAAACCGCCATCGTGAGTACCGTATGAAGGTTTTCCGTATCCCGCATCAAGAGGCCTACTTATTTCAACCCTTGTTTTGTGGTAAACCGGAATACTTATAACCAACGGGAAAAACTTATTATTGTCCCATCCTCTTAAATCTATTCGCTTTGATATATGCCTATTGGTGGTACTATTAATAACACTAATATCACCAACAACAGACGTGATACTTTTTTCGGTCTGTTCGACGCGTGAAGCAAGTCCGGTAACACGTCCATCAACGGTATTTATCTTTTCAACGGTGGATGTTATCTTACCTTCGACTACACTAATTTGACTATTGGTATATTCAGCACCTTTATAAACTGCATCCTGAAAATTGGGACTCCATGCGGTTGCAATTTCACCCGCTTCTACTTTAAAGTCTTTTACCCATATATAAGCCCAATCAATTCTTTCTATATCAACAAAATTATATACATCCTTTTGTTCCTCTGTGTTTTTCGTTACGTTAAATGTATGCTTGAAATAACTCCATTGGTTATCTGCTGTTGATTTAACAATTACGTTTTCAGAATCACACACATCAATAGTAAAACCAACTGGGGTATTTTGACTACCTTTAATCCATCCGGAAACGGTATACTTACCGGGGATAGGCGGGATAATATTAGGTATCCGCATAGCTCCTCCATTACCTTGTGAACCAACCAAATAGAAGCCATGCAGAGACATTTGCCTTTCAATAGTAGGAGATGGATATAAAGCATTAAGCGTTGAACTTGTGTAACTATACAAATTGTTAGCACCTATACCCAAATTTTCTACCTTAGTTTTAACGGATAGTTCAATTTTCCCGTCAACGGCAAGTATTTGTGTGTCGGTGTACTTTTTTGACTCAGTGAAAGAATCTTTAGGGGCAGGCTTCCATCCGGTCGCCGTGTCTCCTATTTCTATTTGAAAGTTATTGATCCAGCAAACTGATCCAGCGCCTAACTGTATATATGCAATAATATCAGTATCCAAAGAGTCCTCTATATCTTCGGGGACTTTGATAGTGTGAACGTACCTACCTTTGTCAGCCGTGGGGCTGGTAGAATCTACATACTTAAATGCGCCGATATAGTAATATTGGGATGTGCCCGATTTATAAATAGCTTTTTCAAGCCCGAACCTTTGTGATGATCCCATCTTTAAATTGCTATACGCATAGTCGAACGAAATTGTTAAGGTTTTGCCTTTTAAATCCGTCCACGCTTTTGATAACTGAAACGCATATTGTGCGCCTGATCCATCCAACGCCTGTTGGGATTGTAACATCAGGTTTTCGCCTCCGATATTTAATTTTCTTTCAGTTGCAGACGGTATCCAATTAGCTACACCCACACTACCCTCGGTGATTACAGCCCATTTAATGTATGTCTCCGTTGATTCCTGTTGGGGAAACTTATAGAAGTAGAAATATGCCCCATCCGGATTAATAGGCGTTATAGGCTGCGAAAGTATCGTTTCTTCTGCGCTTTTCGGCAAAGTGCCTATCCAGCCGTACGAAGGATTGTTATACGCCCTGATAACATCAGAGTCCGCACACTTATAGCACACTGTAAGGGTATAGGTTTTGCCTGCTTCTAAATGAACGTCATACTTATACGCTCCCATTTGATAGGGGTTAGCATTTAGTTTGTGGTTAGAGTCGTAAAGCAGATTAACGTCCGCTACTTTCATACTGCGTATGGCAAGCTCGATCTTTCCCGGTATAGCCGCTAACTCGGTAGCAATATTACTAAACTCCTGTTCAATGCTCTTTCCATTTCTCAGAATGAAAATACCTTTCAGGAAACAGTTCATCGCATACAGGCCGTATCCGGAGGGTTGGAAGTCAGCCGGAAAGTCTGTATCCGTCATGCCATCGAGACAACCCAAAATCACTTTGTTCTTTCCGGCCAAAGACGTGGAGTTTACCCCGTCCAGTACAGAAATGCGCGGTTTACCATCTTCCGAAGCTGTGAGATACAAAATGCCCTGTCTGTTCGGATTCGTGAGGTTACCCATCTGAACCAGATCATCACCAACGGCAGGAACTGTACCATTGGGAAATACAGATTTAAGTATAAGAATCGAATCATCATTAACCGAGGCAACCGGAACCCAGTAGTATTTAACGTGTCCGGATGTGTAGACCTGACAACGTACCAAGTCATCAGTGACAAACATCATGTCGCCCTCTATACCTAAAACATAGTAAGCCGGATCACCGGATGTTTCCGAAACGGACTTGACACGCCCGTTGGCGGATGAAATCACCAGACCGCCGTTAACCGCACGAACTTTCGAAATGATAAGTTCAAAAATGGTCATGGCCTTACGGACTACGGCATTATCTATTTCAAGGTTCCAATCCCCATTGATAGCCTTGTATAGCTTCATCCCTTCACCCATCAGTCCGGGGATGAATCTTTCTGAACTGATATAGTCCTTGACTATGGTTTGAAACAGGGTTGCGACGTGCTCAACATTCAGATCGTATGTTTTTGCAAGTGCCTGAACGAGTAAATTTAAAGTATGCGTGTCACCTTTAGCCCAAATATCCGCGCCTGTTGAAATATTCCCTTCCGAATGGAGTGTGCCAACATTGGCCGAACCGGTTACTTCCAATGTAGCGGCTTTAACTTTAGTGCGTGCTGTGACACTTCCCACTTCCACATTACCATTTTCGTCAATAGATGCAGCAGTATCACCCACTATCAAGCCTTTTGAGAAAGTTACAGTTTCTTTAGCAGTATCGGGCATATCCTTACGTAAATGGGTAGCAAGTGACTTTGAAGCCGAAAAGACATTTCTATTTGACGGGGGTGTACTATCATTAGTCCCAATGATATATACCCCACTTCCACCACCATTGTAAGTCTGCCCTTTCAATGTAAGACTATCCAACTTTTCTTCCAATTCTCCGATACGTGAATAAGCCGCCGTTTCCCCTACCGTAAATATAGGCGAATCAAACGGATAGTCAAGATTATGTTCAAATCCTATGACACGCGATTGCCGGCCATCTTCGAAATAGGCCTTGTTAATAAGCTTGACCTTCTGACCGGCACTATAAAGATTATGAACACCGTCTTCGCCGTATGCGTCACCAGACATCATTTTGCAGTTATAGGTGGAAGGGTCCATCTTTGATTTGGCAACGTACTTTTCCGTTTCGGTTTTCAGTTCGACTTCGGCAGCAGATACGAGTCCAAGTTGTGTTATCTTTGTTGAGTCCCAGCCAGTCAAGACATAAGTATCCCCGTTTGCGGGGATAAGTACATCACCAGGTAGTTTACGCCCATAATCCTCGTTACGTACTATCTCCCAAACTTGTGCAGCCGGATTCCAACTACCATCTGATAACTTCTCAGGTTCTCCATCAGGATTAAATATAACCCCGAACATCATACCATTAAGCTTCCCAGAGTGGAAGGTTATCTTTAATTCCTCGCCAGCAAGCACATAGGCTTTGGAGAATGTAATGCCAGTATCTTTAAAGCGGTAAGCATCCCATTTCTCCTCAGTTATTGTCCCATCTGCATTTTCTATCTTGTCAGTATACTTATGAATGGCAATATCCGACATTGTACCGGTACGTCGTGGATAGATATCATCAAAAACAATAACCTGCTCAATGGCTTCCTCTGTAACCATATTAGGATAGGCATCAATATAAGGAGTTCCAGCAGGCAGCATCAATCGTCTTTGAACGACACCATTCACAACTACTGATTCATCCACCGGACGATAATTGGAAGGTATGTTCCTTGTAGAGCCAAAAGCATAGATACGGGTTGCATAAGCGGATTGCGAGTCGGTGCGTGTCATTTCCTCTACATTTACACCGATCTCCCAATTAACAGGATCACCGAACTCACAACGCCCGAAGTGAATGATATTCTCTGTTACCCAACACTCACAATCCCATTTTTTTGCCATTTCAAAGCAAGCGTCAAGAATGTTGATGTTGTCGTAAGACATCAACTGAGCTTTATTTTCAACCGTGCTGTCAATGGAAAAAACAAAATCCTGTCCTTTGTATGTGTAACCAAGAGCTTTTAAATTTCTCAGGACTATACCAACTTGAACATCCAGTGGAGCGGTCAGGTTCCAGGACGCTTCCTGTCCGGCTGTCTCTGGGGTGTATTTGAAAATTTTATTTTTCCATTTCCAGTAATAAGCGTCCAAACGAAGTTCGTAATCATAACTTGCCGTTATTGCATTGTAAGCGGGTTTCTGTATGTCACATATCTCGAACACTCCCAAATATCCATCATCTATGTAATCACCAAGCTTGAAAAAAATCGGTTCATCCAAATTGAACTTCACAGTAACATAGTCTTCCTTCATTAAAAGGAATTTTCGTTTCGAGCCTTCATTTACAATAGTAGAAAAACGAATACTGCCAGATATGTCTTTGATGTCTACTCTTTCCATAACACATCAAAGGTCGGAGATAAAAACAGGAAGCCCTAAATATTCGGGCTTCCTGTTGTGACATCAGAAATAAGGTCACAAATTAAGTTCTATTTGCTGGATTAGGCTCCGAAAATTTACTTGAAATCTTACCAAATGTCCGGTCTATACTTTGCGCATAGGAAACACTTTTACCAAGATAGATTAGATGGTAGACCTCGTTACTATTAGCTGGAATCTTAATATCAATTACACCTCTGTACAATTCCTCGAAGAAAGCTTTTTTCTTTGATTGATAATCAGATTGGGAACTGCCCTCAATAGTAAATGAAAGCGTTATTTCCCGTTCATCCACTTTGGGGTTATTTATTATCACTCTCTTCCCATGTTCAAGGCGAGATTTATTTTCTATAAATTCTTTCATCGGTGCAGACGCTCCAAGAGCATCGAGGAATCCGTCCCCCATCCTTACACCCCATGTGGCGTATGCGTCTTTATTGTTTATAAGTAAATCTGGCATAAACTGTATTTTTATTGTTATATTTGCACATAATTCAATTTATATAATATGGAGGAAAAGCATATCTTAAAACTTAATTTTGGAGGAGAAGTAATTGAACATGATTTCAGTTATATGAAGATTCTCGAATTTAATAAACCCAATGTTGTGTTCCATAGGAATAATAAGTCGTATTCATTGGATAAAACAGAAATATTTTTCGAGGATAATGATACAACAATCATAACAAAACTTTCCTTCAAAGAAATCTAAGCAAGGCAGGAAAATTCCTGCCTTCTTCTTTTAGGGAGCTAAGCCTGCGGTATTCTTTTTAACTTCTGCTATATCTTTCTGCATTTGTTGAATAGGCTTCACTATAGCTCCAGTATTCTCCGAAATTTGCATCAGTTCAAGATAAGAATTAGCAATTAAATTCCTCGTATCATCCGCAATATTCCTTACCTCTGTATTCACAGAAAGAATTGTATCAGCCTTTGCCGTCAGCAGATTGAGCGCTTGGGATTGGACTACGCTCTGATTCTTAATTTCCTCATTGGATGCCTGCAAAGCCGTGAAACGTCCGTTTAGTTCTTCTCCAGTATCTTGAGACATGGCCTCAAATCCTCTTTTTGTAGAATCCTGAGAGGAAGATTCGGATGTCCAGCCAAGCAACTCTTTCAATTTATCCCGCTCTTTAACCGCGTCGGTAACAATGTCGTTCCATTGCTCCTGCAACTTTTTATAATCTTCCTCAGAAATACCTGTTTTATTATCGTTAGCAGCAGCAAAAGCATCATACCATTTTTGTAGTTCGGCTTTATACTTATTACCAAGCATAGTGGTAAGCATAGCCTTCTGCATATACCTCTCAAAATTATTAGCAAAGTCTTTTGCCGAACTATCCATATCCATCAAGGTATCGACAAAGTTATCAAATACGCTATCAAATGAAACTTGGGTAAGCTGTTCTTTTACTTGGTTCTGTATATCCTCTAATTTCTCAGAGCCATTGACAATATCCTGTATGTATTTTACAAAGTCACCGTTTACAGTATTAAGGACAGATACCAGTTTAGGATCGGCAAGCACTTCTTTTAGTTGTTCTGCAGAAAGATTAAGCAATGACTCTGCATTCGTGACAGATTCACCGACAGCACCGGATATCCTATCCCAATCCTTTTTACTAAGTCTTTTTTCTATTCGTTTGCCTAAAGAACTTGATCCAATACTTGAGCCGCTTTGTCTTAATTCATTCAGAAGTTCATAATATCTCTGGGTCTGCTGCTTTATCAGGGTTTCTGCTTCTTTCCCTACTTTATAGGCTTCATCCCCATAGGACATTTTAATATACTCTTTCTTCTTGTCTATTAAAGTGTCCCACACGGAATCGAGTGCTTCATATTGGGACTTCATTTCATTGTATCGGGAATAATCAGCACCAAATAAACCATCTAAAGCCTTTACAACAGATGAAATACCGGAAACTGCGCTCATGGCACCACCTACAATATCACCGGACATTATCTGACCAACTCCCATGGCTGTTTGACCAACTCCACCTAAGGCATCAGAAATACCGGCTATTTTATTACCAAGATCGTCGTTGCCAAATATTGTACCAAGATCCTGACCAAACTGAGATATAGCAGGAGTAAATTGAGTCACAGCACTCCCGATTTCTGAAATACCCTGAACAATATTCTTTTTACCCCCTTGTGCTATCTTATCAGTCGCTTGCTTTACTTGCGTTTTGAAAAGTTTAAAAGGGCTTTTCCCTCCCAATTCCCCTTTTAAACGATCAATAGCATTCCTAAGTGCCTCAACTTGCTCAGTTGAAAGTTCTAAATTTTGAAGGGTATTGTCACTTATCCCAAGACCTAAAATATCCTTCTTTGAAACTGTCTTTCCACCGATTTGAGCATTTCCCTGTTCATCCTTAATGGCAGCGAGGTATTGCATCAATAATTCGGCTTTTTCAATGATACCCTGAATCTCGTTCACACTCTTTTGGGAAGCATCAACAAAAAGCTGTCCCATTAAAGTCGTACTATTCTTCACGGAGTTGTCAAAATCATCAAGCGCATTAGCTTTCTCTTTCATCAAGATAGCTGCATCCCCCGCCGTTTCGGCCTCCTTTATGGCCTTATCATATTTCTCAATAATGGCCAGCCTTTTCTGTTGATAGTTGCCAAACTTGATAAGATATTCGTTCCAAGACGCCTCTTGATCGCGTATCTTATCATCAAGTTGCTTTTTGGACGTATTTTCTATAATGGTATCCCAGATAGAGCTAATCTTTCCTGTATCCACCTTAGAAGAATCAAAAGTCTTTTTCTGATATTTGTTATTCTCTTTGGCCTTCAACTTTTCCTGAGCATCAAAAATCTCTTTCTCAGCTTGAATTACAGCCTGGATCATATCTTCTTTTTGTCTTTTCAGTGATTGGATCTCTTTCCAGTTATCCAATTCCCTCCGCATACGCTTCTTCTCAGCTCCTTCAGTCATGGCATCGATCTCAGACTGTGAGATTTCCATTTCCATATCTTCAGCCTGCCTTTTACGCTGGATTGCCTGTTTGCGTTCTATTTCAGAGATCTTATCATTCTGGGAACGAATGCCTTCTTGCTGTTTGCGAAGTTTTTCAGTAGCAGATTCTTGCTTGGAAGAGGTGTCATAAACCTTTAATTCTTTTTCGGCTTCTTTCAGCTTCTTGACATTATCCTTGTAACTCTTTACAACGGCAGCATCTATACCTTTGAAGTTACCAGCATCCATTAATTTCTTTTGAGAAGACGCAATAGATTCTAAGTTTTTTTTAGCTTCTTTCTTTTGATTAGTCCAATAAGATTTATTTTTTGTTTCCGTTTTAGAATTACGTGAATTTAATTCTGATTCAAGTACATCTATTCTGTTTTGTAACTCAGATTCAGTCGTAGCACCTTTCAATGAACCAACACCAACATTCAAGGAATACCACTTATTATTCTTCCTTGCTTGTTGAAGGCGTTTCATTTCATCCAGTTCTACCTTTAGCTGAACATCAGTATTTTTCTTTAAATCAAGTTGCCATTGAGCGAGTTCATCTGAGCGGACTTCTTTTTGATAATTTCTGAGGACATTTCTTTCTTCATCCAATTTTGATTTCAAAGTAGATAAAGTTTCATTCTTATATTTATCAGCAAGCTGCTTTTCTGATTCATTCAAACTGTTTTTATGAAAATTCGGGTCTTCTCCGAACCTTTTCCATAATCCGATAACCTGTTCGTATTCACCAATTAGTTTTTTAGAGTTGTTGTAATTAATTTTATTCTCTTCTACATTCCTTTTTCCAGCTTCCTCATTGTATTCTTTCCATAAAGCTATCAAGTCTCTAATATGTCCTTTTTCATCTATGTATTTTTGGAAGAGAGCGGGATATTCATTCTTTATTGCATCCATTGCCTTCACCCTATCCATAGAAGAGGTATATTCATTTTGAAGGGTGGAAATCAATTCTTCAAGCCTTTGTTTATGTTCTTGCTCTTTTTTAATAGACTGTTTCTTTTGCTCGTCAAATCTTTTTTGCGCTTTCTCCGCCGCGGTTGTCGAATCGTGGAAAGCCCACATTGCAGCACCAAGCCCAATAACGGCGGTAGCCAACAAAACATAAGGATTAGTAAGCATAGCTGCATTTAAAGCTAATTGTGCTTTTCGTGCCAATACACGAGCATTAGTAAGAGCTACTTCAGCTATCGTATGTTTACTTGTCGCCATGATAGCCAACATCACAGCAGTTCTGTACGCTCCATAAGTAGTAACTAACCCAACCAATACCTTCCCCACCGTTTCATAGTTTTCAATCAGTGAAGTGGTCATCTGAATACCATCCATGATTACACCTTCCGACTTCTGCCCCAGCTCGTTAAAGGCTGCATCCATCGCATCCTGCATCATGGATAACTGCCCATTGATTGTTTTTGAAGCGTTCTCAGACATATTATAGAACTTTCCACCTGCGGAAGTAGCGTCTATAAACGCTTGTTGAACCATTTCTGCGGAGATAGCGCCTTTAGACATTTCTTCTTTCAGAGTGGCGATAGACTTACCTGTCTTTTCGGAAATTTGCTGGAGAGGGTTGAACCCTGCATTAATCATCTGATTGAGGTCTTGCCCCATCAATTTACCGGCAGCGGACATTTGGGAAAAAGCTAATGTTAGAGAACTGAACCTTTGGGTATCTCCCATAGAAACATCGCCAATAGCCTGCAAATAACGTGGTACTTTCTCTGCCTCAATATTAAAACCAAGCATCATTTGTGTAGCTTTCGTTACATCAGAAAACTCTAATGGAGAGATTTTAGCGTACTCACGTACCTGCTTCATTAAAACATCTGCTTTCTCCTTACTACCCAATAGAGTCTGAATAGCAGTATCAGCTGCCTGAAATTCCCCACGCACCCGAATAATTTCAGAACCTAATGCCTTTAGCACACCTGCTCCACCGATAACGGCTAACGCTTTCTTCCATGAAATAGCAATACCTTTATTTGTTTCAGCAACATCCTTAGCATCATCTTTATATAAGGCATATTCATCGCGTAGCTTCTTTACGGAAAGGCGTGCTTCTGCTTGTTGTTGGGTCAGCCTAAATAAAGAATCCCGCTCTTTGCCAAGCGTCCTTTCTTGCTCTCTAATATGATTAAGTAATTCTTTGTCTTCACTTCCTCTTGATACGATCGTTTTATATAATTCTTTATTTTTACGGATAGTCGATTGAAGAGAACCAACCGCATTCTTCTGGGCTATAATCTTCTCCATAAATCCGTTTACAGATTGTGAGGCATCAAATATCTTTTTCTTAAATCCCATTTCCATCTCGGCACCGGCTTTAGCGGCGTTCGCCACTAATTCATTCATTTTTTGCGTGGAGGTAGACAGTTGAGTATTGAGAGCCTTGAAAGCAGCAGGGGATTGAGTTGAATCCATAGTTTTCAACTCGTTCTTTAGTTTTGCAATTTCCTCACGGAGTTTGATAACTTTATCAAAATCTGCACCAATACGAAAGTAAAGCTTAGCCATTTTATTCTGAATTTTAATTATTTACCACTCAAAATTACGGCATATCCAAACCTTATTAGAATTTTCTTTCATCAAATTCGTGACAACAGACGAAAGGTTTGATATTTCCTGTTCTAATTGATGAATTTACTATATATACAAGGTTTTATAGATCTTTTTCATCAACAAA